TGGGTGAATAAATGGGAATTGGCCCGGACATTTATCCCCATTTATTGCCCCGGAAGGCCCGTTCAGCGGGCCGGTCCAGAATAAATGTCCGGACAATTGTCCGTAGGCTCCGGACACTTATTAGCGCAAAAAACCCCAATGAAATCAGTCATATCCACAATAAGTGGGTAAGTGTCTGTAATGGGGAGTCATCCACACAGAAAGCGTTGGGGGACCCCCTACGCGTAGGACATTCATCCAGCGAAAGGATCACATGAGCACGACCCATCGTCGGTGCGACAACTGCAAGTTCTGGGACAAGGTGGAAGGCGTCGACGACGCCGCGAACGGCTTCTGCCGTCGTAGGTCGCCGCAGGCTGCGCTGATCGGCCCGGACGCCGACCACCTTTGGGCCTACTGGCCCCGCACCTGGGCCGACCAGTGGTGCGGCGAAATCGAGGTGCTGAAAGCGCCCGTGTTCTGATGGACGCCAAGGCAAGTCCCCTGGTCTTCGCGGGGCGGTGCATCGGCAAAGAGCCGTTCGCCACCCCGCAGGCGGCGAACAAAGTCCTGCGCCGCTGGCGTAAAGCCAGGCGGCCAGGACTGGACACGTTGAAGGTCTATCGCTGCCCTGCCTGCGGTGCCTTCCACATTGGAAACCTGCTGAAATCACGGCATAATAGCCAAGCTTCATGACGCCGGGCGCGTCGCGGATTGGAGGTCGAAGAAATGGTCTAGCCGGGGCGCTCCGCCCCAGCACGGGAGCCATACCGTGACCATCTCGACCAAGCGCCGAAAGTCGCTCAAGCCGTCGCAGCTCGGTCTGCCCGGCGAGCGCAAATATCCCGTCGACACCAAGGGCCGGGCGGCCAACGCCAAGGCCCGCGCCAGCCAGCAGGTCAAGAAGGGCAACCTGAGCAAGAGCCAGGAAGCCGAGATCGACCGCAAGGTGAACCGGAAGCTCTACGGCAAGTCGTCGGCCCCGAAGGGCCGCACGAAGTGATGGCCACGCTCACCTTCAACAGCCAGGTCAGCGTCCTGTCTTCCAAGGTGCTGACGTATCTGTCCAAGCGGTCTAGCGGCGTCGAGGACATCGCCCATCGCTGCTGCACAAGCCGGGATTCCATCCGGGTCATCCTCTCGCGCCTGAGGGCGCAGAACCTGGTTGAGCATGATGGCCGGCGCCCACGGACCTGGGAACTGCGAGACGAGGAATCGAGAGCGGCATGAGCGGAAGCGAACTCACAATCCGCCGCGGCAAGGACATGCTGCGCGTCAGGCCTCGCGAGGGTGGCGGCTTCGACCTGTCCGCCACCGGCGGCGGCAACATCTCGGCCTCCGAACTGGAGGCTATCGAGGCCTACGTTGCGGGCAAGCCCGGCGCAACCGAGCTGCTATCGGCGATCCGGCGGAGGATGGCACGGTGACCACCATCGCCTACCGCGACGGCATCCTGGCCGCAGACAGCATGGCCTATGGCGGCAAGTACTGCGCGTCGCCTGGCCTGAAATGGAAAATCTGGCGGTTGGACAACGGCGACCGTCTCGGCGTCTCCTCGAACATGGTCGGTGCAGGCGAGGCGATGCGCGACTTCCTCAACGGGAAGCTGGACCGCGCCCTGGTCCCGACCGACGTGCGCGCGATCCTGGTCAATGCCGATGGCCAGGTGTTCATCGCCAATGATGGCGTGCTGTTCTCCGGACCGATCGACACTGAATTCTGCGCGATCGGCTCGGGGGCGGATTTCGCCCTGGGCGCCATGCAGCACGGAGCCGACGCGGTGGAGGCGATCCGCTGTGCCATCGCTCATGACCAGCACACGGGCGGGGAGGTGCGGTTGCTCCATGCCGTGCCTTCGGCCTGGGAGAGAGCCGCGTAATGGCCAGGACGAGGAAGACCGCTGCGCCCGAGCCGGATAAGCCGACCATCACGGACGAGGAGATCCTGACGAAGATCGCGGAAGGCGAAAGCCTTAGAGCGATCTGCCGCGACAACGGCCTGAAGGAGAGCAGCGTCAGATATCGGTTCGCGACTGACGAGACGCTTTCCGCGCAATACGCGCAGGCGCGCGTGGCTCAGGCGCACCACTACGCCGAGAAGGTCGTTGATGAGGCGCTGGACGCCAAGGACGCGCAGATCGGCCGCCTGCGCATGGACGCGCTGAAGTGGGCGGCGGGCAAGCTCGCGCCCAAGCTCTACGGCGATAAGCTGCAGGTGGACACGCAGCACGACCTATCTGAGGAAATGAAGGCGTGGCTGGATCAGCGAGCCTGACACCGGCCGACAGGTCGTTCCTGGAGGCCATGCGCCAGCGGTTCCCGGACAAGCTGTCCCGGCTGCGCGGCGGCTTCTACGACATCAAGGACAAGACCGGCCGCAAGGTCCCGTTCCGCATGAACCCGGACCAGGAAGCGTTCATCGTGGAACGGCACGGCCGGGACGTGATCCTGAAGGCCCGCCAGCGCGGGTTCACGACGGTCATCCAGCTCGACATGCTGGACGACTGCCTGTTCACCTCGAACATCTCGGCCGGCGTCGTCGCGCACAACCTGCGCGACGCGAAGGCCTTCTTCAAAGACAAGATCAAGTTCGCCTACGACAACCTGCCGGAGGCCTTCCGCAAGGTGGTGTCGGCCGAACAGGACAGCGCCGATAGCCTGACCTTCTCCAATGGATCATCGATCCGCGTCGGCACATCGCTGCGCTCGGGCACGCTGCAGCGCCTCCACGTCTCGGAGTACGGCAAGCTGTGCGCCAAGTACCCGGATCGCGCGGAGGAGGTGAAGACGGGCGCGTTCAACACCGTGGCGGTCGGCCAGAACATCACCGTGGAGAGCACGGCGGAGGGCCGTGGCGGCGGGTTCTTCGACCTGGTGGGCGGTGCGCGCAAGCTGCAGGACAGCGGGACGGAGCTGACGGCGCTCGACTTCAAGTTCCACTTCTCGCCCTGGTGGACGGACGAGGGCTATGTGCTCGACGGAGATGTGGTCGAGCCGGCGGAACTGGTCGCCTACTTCGACAAGCTGGCCGGGCAGGGCATCAGCCTGACCGTGCGGCAACGCGCCTGGTACGTGAAGATGGCGGCGCTGCAGGGCGACAAGATGACCCGCGAGTACCCCTCGACGCCGGACGAGGCGTTCGAAGCGGCGGTGGAAGGGGCGTACTTCGCAACCCAGATGGCCAAGGTGCGCAGGGAAGGCCGCATCTGCCGTATCCCGATCCTGGATAAGCCGGTCTACACCACGTGGGACCTGGGCGTGAACGACTCCATGACGATCACGTTCTGGCAGGACTTGGGCCTGGAGCGGCGGGCCATCGACTATTACGAGAACAGCGGCGAGGGCTTCGCCCACTACGCCAAGGTGCTGACCGACAAGGGATACACCTATAGCGGCCACGACATGCCCCACGATGCCGATCACAGGCGGCTGGGCAAGGACGCCAAGTCGGCCAAGCAACACGCCGAGGAGTCGGGGATCAAGCCGATCCGGGTCCTGCGGCGGATCGCCGAAGAGCGGGACGGTATCGAGGCCAGCCGCCAGTTCCTGGCTAACGTGTGGTTCGATGAAGGCCGGTGCGCGCGCCTGATCCAATGCCTGGACAGCTACCGCAAGGCCTGGGACGACAAGCTGAGCGTCTGGAAGGACAACGCCGTGCACGACGAGTTCAGCCACGGGTACAAGTCGTTCGAAAGCGCCGCGATCCGGCCCCAGCCTGTCGCGCAGGCGCCGGTTGTGGCAGCTCCGATCCCGCGCACTGCCACGGGCTTCAACCGGCGCTGATCAGCTGTCGCCGATCAGCAGCCGAAGAAGCCCTGGCGTCGGTCCTGAGCTTCCGGCGTTCCTGCGCTAGCGCGAGCCTGTTAAGGCGCAGCGCCTCGTCCAGCAGCCTCTCCTGCTCGGCGAGGCCGGATGTCTTCATCGCTCGGCTAAGCGCGTCGGCCGCTTGTTCGAAGTACGGGAGGCTCTCTCCCATCGCAGCACCCACTTTGGCCACTAGGCATATAGTTTTCCCGTCGCCTCGTTACGTCAAGCTTACCAGTAGTCCCCAGCCTTGCCGCGTTTCGTTCGTCGACCGACCAAGCCCTGATAGCAGGGGCGAAGATGGCCGATCCGAGCGAACAGGGCGACGACGAGCCGCAGGACGTTGACGGCCTGTTCAACCGCGCCCTCGACCAGTACCACTCGCTCTGCACCGTCCAGCAGGAGGAGCGCGCGCGTAGCCTCCAGGCCCGGCGCTTCGCGACCATCCCCGGCGCCCAGTGGGAAGGCGCTTGGGGCGACGCCTTCGCCAACTCCATCATGGTCGAGGTCAACAAGGTCGCCCGCGGCACTGAGAAGATCATCGACGACTACCGGGCCAACCGCCTGACGGTGGAGTTCCGGCCGGTCAACGACAATCCCGGCGACGAGGAGACGGCCGAAACCCTCAACGGCCTGTTCCTGGCCGACGTCTACCTGTCGAAGGGCCAACAGGCCTTCGACGGCGGGTTCGAGGAGGCCGTCACGGGCGGCATGGGCGCCTGGCGGCTCGTCAACCGCTACGTGGACGAGTACGACGAAGACGACGATAGCCAGTGCATCGGGATCGAAATCCTGCCCGATGCCGATCAGCGGGTGTTCTTCGACGGCGACGCGCTGCTCTACGACAAGTCGGACGCGAAGTGGTGCATCGTCATCACGCCGATGTCCCCAGCGGCCTACAAGGAGACGTACAAGGACGATCCGGAGTCCTGGCCGCAGGACCTGATCAAGGCCCACTACGACTGGTACACGCCTGAGGTCGTCCGGATCGCCGAGTACTACCACAAGATCGAGGAGACCGAGGACCGCCTGACGTTCGAGCACACCATGACGGGTGAGCGGAAGAAGCTCTGGCGCTCGGAGCTTCAGGACGGCGATTTCAAGGACATGCAGACGCAGGGCTGGCGGCAGATGGGCCGCAAGCCGGTGAAGCGCTGCCGGGTGCAAAAGCTGACCTTCTCCCTGGCCGGCGAAGTGGCGCCGCGCCAGATGATCGCGGGGACCGAAATCCCCGTCATCCCGGTCTATGGCAAGCGCTGGTACGTCGACAACCTGGAGCGCTGGCGCGGTCACGTCGTGCTGAGCATGGACGCGCAGCGGCTCTACAACGCCAGCCTCTCGCGCCTGGCGGAGACCAGCGCCTATTCGCCGATCGGTCGCCCGATCCTGACGCCCGAGCAGGTGCAGGGCCACGAACACGAATGGGCGAACGCCAACATCGACCGTCTGCCCTATGTGCTCGTGAACAAGGTCACGACCAACACGGAGGGGGGCGAGACCATCCTGCAAGGGCCCCTCGGGACCCTGGAGCCGCCGAGCGTGGCGCCCGCTACTGGGGCGCTGCTGCAGCTCATGGCGAACGACATCGCCGAGCTGACGACGAACACGGACAATTCCGTCGAGGTGAAGTCGAACGTTTCGGCGGAGGCGATGGACATCGCGGCCACGCGCACCGACGCGAAGGCCTTCACCTACATGGACAACATGCGCCAGTCGATGCAGCGGACCGGCGAGGTCTACCAGTCGATGGCCAAGGAGGTTTACGCCGAGGTCGGCCGGCGCGTCCCGACCATGACCGAAGACGGCCAGCACGGCTTCGCGACGCTGGGCGAGGAGCGCGTCACGCCCAAGGGCGTCCTCTACGCCGCGAACGACATCGCCGGCACGAAGCTGAACGTGATCGCGGACGTGACCGAGGCGACGTCGACGCGCCGGGACAAGACCGTCAAGGCGTGCATGGCTGCGGCCGCAGCGCTCGGCCCGACCGATCCGCAGGGCGCGCAGGTGCTGACGGGCATCGCCTTCATGAACATGGATGGCGAAGGCCTGGACGACGCCAAGGACTGGTGGCGCCAGCGCCTGATCCAACAGGGCGCGATCAAGCCGACGCCGCAGGAGCAGCAGGCCATGGCGGAGGCCGCGCAGCAGCAGGGCCAGGGCCAGCCGAGCCCTGAGGCGCAGGTGCTGCAGGCGCAGACGGAGAAGGAACAGGCCCTGACCGTCAAGGCGCAGGCCGACGCGCAGCTCAGCAAGTCGCAGGCGATCAAGAACATTGCCGAAGCGCGGGCCAAGGGCCGCGAGACGGACCTGGCGCACGCGCAGGCGCTGCACGACGCCACGAAGGACACCATCGACGCGCAGTTGAAGGCGGAGGCGCAGCGCGTGGGCAACCTGCACAAGCTGAACTCCATCTTCGGCGCCCAGGCTCAAGCGGTCGGCTGAGCCCCTTTCCCTGTTTCGTTCGGCGTCTGATCCATAGCCCCCATCGGCATCCGGCCTGCCGCACACAAGGCTGAGGGGATGAGGCAAATGGCAGACGCCATCGAAGGTGAAGTCCTGGAACCCGAGCTGCTGGAAGGCGGGGAGGGGCAGGGCGAAGGCCAGTCCGAGTTGCCGGTCGATCCGGCGGACGAGGACGAGGTTCTAATCAGCTTCGACGGCGAGGGGGATGCGCCGCCCCAAGGCGAGGGTCAGG